TTGGTTTGTTTTCCCCCAAAAACGAATCGAACAGTCACTATCGGCTTGGATCGGATGAGAACCAGTCATGATGACTCAAAACGGCTTAGATGGGCTTACATCGGTTGAAAGAGGGGGGCCAGAAATGCGTTATGGTTCACAAATCCCTAGAATCCGCTCAAAGCCGCTTGATTTGCCTACTAGAGGCGATGAAATGATTCAGTTCTGCATAGATATTGGAATGCCGTTGCTACCTTGGCAAGAATTACTGGCTAGAGACTGCCTTCGATATAAACCAGATAACAGGTGGGCGCACCCACTAATTGGAATCATGCTTCCACGTCAACAGGGTAAATCTACCTTCATGGCGCTTCGGATCTTATTCGGAATCTATGTTCTGGGCGAAAAGATGCACCTGGCTACAGCTCATAAGTTAACTACATCGAGCGAAATCTTTTTTAAGGTTGGAGAGATAATCGATAACTCTCAGATGCTCCTTGATAACTTTGCTAAAAAATACGAGTCCAAAGGATCGCAGGAAATTCGGTTTAAGAATAAAGCCCGGTATTTAATCCGAGCAGGCAACTCAGCCGCTCGAGGTATTGCTGCTCCAGATGTAATCCATATTGACGAGTTACGAGAATTCGATACTGAAGATGTCTGGAGTTCGATGCGATTTACTCAGATGTCTAACTCCAACCCGCAGGCTTATGTCTATTCAAATGCTGGCCACGCCAATTCGGTGCTATTGCATAAGTTTAGGGAACGCGGTTTAGCAGCTAGTGAAGGCGCTGAAGATTCGATCGGTTGGTTTGAATGGAGCGCTGAACCAGGAGCCGAGATTACTGACAAAGAGGCCTGGTATCAGAGCAATCCATCTTTAGGCCACACAGTCCACGAGGACAATATTAAAGACAGCCTTTCAGACCGAGAGGATATTTTCAGGACTGAAATTCTTTGCCAATTTGTATCGATGATCAATCCCGTTATATCAGAAGCTGAATGGAAGAAATGCAAGGCCGATGATCTGCCAGAACTTGATGTCGAAAAGGATACTTGGATGGCGATCGATCTAAGCCCAGACAGAAAACACGCTTCGCTTGTCGCAGGTCAAAGGATCGATGGCAATCGGTTTATGGTTAGCCTGCTGCATACCTGGTTTAACCCGGTCAACCTTGATGATCTAGAAATGGCTAACGATATTGCTTACTGGGTTCGTAAGTTCCCAGTCAATGCAGTTGCTTACTCAAAGTCCACCGCTTCAGCCGTTGCGGCTCGATTGGCTCCAGCAGGAATCCCAATTCACGAGGTCAACAGCCAGGAATATCAGCAAAGTTGCGATGAATTCGTTTCAGCCGTTTCATCGATGAGACTTGCTCACGCAGATCAAGAAGAACTAACTAAGCAAGTTCTATCGGCGGTTAAATTAACTCGAGGCGATGGCGGCTGGGTTATGGGTCGCAAGCAAAGCGGAATAGTTTGCGGCGCAGTTGCTTCGGCAATGGTTACTCACTTTGCAACACGCGGAGAATCTGAAGTAGACATTCAAATAGGGTAATGTCTAGGCAATAGCGTATAATATGTCCAATGGGAATCAGGGACTTATTTACAACGCCAAAGCCAGCAGCCGAGATCACAGTCGATGCCGCTTCTACTCCCGCACCTTTCAATAACACAGCTTCTTTTAATCCTTTCGTATTTACTCAATCAGTAGCATCACGTCAGCAAGCGATGGCAGTTCCTACAATCGCTCGAGCAAGAAATATAATCTGTTCAACTCTTGCCGCTTTGCCACTTGAGCAATATTCAAAACTCGATGGCTCCCACATGGGAACTCCAGCAGTTATTAATCAACCAGATCCACGCATTCCAGGTTCTGCAATCTATGCCTGGTTGGCGGAAGATTTACTTTTCCACGGTGTCGGGTATGGCCAAGTCCTCGAGCAGTATGGCGATACGGGCCGAGTTCGTGCCTGGACTCGCGTTGCTCCAGATCGCGTAACTCCTAAACTTAATAATAACCAAACTGAAATCGTAGGCTATCAAGTAGATGGATCAATCGTTCCAACTAATGGCGTTGGTTCACTCGTAGTATTTTACGGACTTGATGAAGGCGTGTTGAATCGTGCCGGGCGCACTATCCGAGCAGCACACGCGCTCGAGCAAGCCGCCGAAACTTTCGCTAAAGAACCAGTACCGCTTCAGGTTCTCAAGTCAAACGGAACAAATCTTCCAGCAGAACGCATATCTAAACTTCTCGAATCTTGGAGAACTGCTCGCCTTACTAAATCAACCGCGTTTCTTAATGCGGATGTTGAATTGCAAGCGTTGGGCATCGATCCAGCCAAACTGCAGCTAAATGAGGCTCGCCAATATGTCGCTCTGGAATTGGCCCGCGCTTGCAACCTTCCTGCATATTTCGTAAGCGCTGAAACAACCAGCATGACTTATAGCAACTCAGTTTCGGAACGTCGCTCACTTATCGACTTTTCAATGAAGCCAATTCTTGCAGCGATTGAACAGCGTTTATCTATGCCTGACTTCTGCCCGTCAACTGGTGAAATTCGTTTCTCATTAGACGAATTCCTACGTTCAGATGCACTTGCTCGCGCCCAAGTTTATGAAATCTTAAACCGCATTGGCGCAATGAGCGTTGAACAAATTAGAGAAGAAGAAGACCTGATCGACAATAAGGAGAACCGATGAAGATAACTATGCCATACACGATTACAGCGGCAGATGCAGAATCCCGCATTATCGCTGGTCGCATCGTGTCCTGGAATGCTGAAGGCAACACCTCAGCAGGTCGTACTATGTTTAAAGAAGATTCCATCACAATGGCTAAGAACATCAAATTAGTTTTGCAACACGATGTAACTCGCCCATTAGGCAAAATGGTTTCATTCGAGCAAGATGCAGAAGGCATCACAGCAGAATTTAAGATCGCTAAGACAACCGCAGGAAATGACGCACTAGAGGAAGCCGCAACTGGGCTTCGCAGCGATTTCAGCGTTGGCGTAGATGTTGCAGACTGGGATAACCAGAATGGGGTTATGGCTATTAGCGCATCTAATCTCATCGAGGTCAGCCTTGTCACCGATGGCGCGATACCGGGCGCAGAGGTTGCAAAAGTAGCAGCCGTAGATAACGAAGTTTCTGAGACATCTCAGGAAGAAATACCATCAACCACAGAAGGAGAACAAGTGTCAGACACTACCGTTCCAGAAGTTGCTCCTGCCGCAGAAACGGTAGAGGCTGCAAAGGTTGAAGTTAAGGCTGCAACAGCACCTTATATTTCAACTACTGTTCGTAACCCAATCGTTGATAAGGCTTCTTATCTCGAGCATTCAGTTCGCGCAAAGTTAGGTAATGAAGAATCTCGTATGTATGTTGCAGCAGCAGCAGACACAACAGATAACGCTGGCCTAGTACCAACACGCCAACTAACCGAAGTTATTAACGGCATCTCAAACGCAGATCGCCCATTCATTGATTCAATTTCTCGCGGTGCTCTACCTGATGCAGGTATGACATTCGAGATCCCAAAGATCACAGTTGCTCCAACAGTTGCAGTCGCAGCTGAAGGCAACGGCGGATCGGAAGTAGACCAAAACGCAGCGTTCGTTTCGGTAAGTGTCCAAAAATTTATGGGCCGCCAAACCTTCAGTTTGGAGCTACTCGACAGGTCGTCTCCTGCATTCTTCGCTGAACTCGTACGCCAAATGGAATTTGCTTACGCAAAGGCCACAGATAACGCAGTTGCAACAGCAATGGTTAACGGTGGAACAGATGGCGGAAACCGCGCAGCACTTACAACAGGCGCTCTTGTTGCTGACTTCGTTTCAGATGCAGCAGTTTCTATCTACAAGGGAACTCTTGGCTTTGCGCAAAACATCGTAGTTTCTCCAGAACAATGGGGCGCTCTAATGGGCTTGGTCGATGGTTCAAATCGTCCAATTTTCCAACAGACAATTAATCCTCAGAACGCTGGCGGAACTCTTACCGCAACAGCAATTCGCGGAAATCTTCTCGGACTTAACCTTCGAGTTTCACGCGCATTAACAGATGGTTCAGGCGTTGGAGATAACACTCTTATTGTTATTAATCCAGATGCTTACACCTGGTACGAGTCACCACGCCTATCACTTCAGACAAACCTAATCTCAACAGGTCAGGTAGAAGTTGGCTATTACGGTTATGGAGCCACAGCTACGAAACTAGGCGCTGGCGCTTACCGTTTCATGGTTGCGTAATTAATTAACTAATCATGGGGGGGCTGCTGCTCCCGGTGGCTCCCCCAGTCGTTTAATAGAGAGGATGTAGAGATGCCAACAATTGTTACCGTAGCAGAACTAAGGTCGATCCTTG